GGATCACCCGCCAGTCCAGGCGGTGCGCTTCAGCTCCGCATCGGCCCGGTGCCAGCCATCTACGTCGGTCTGCCCATCGTGGCGGTCAAGGGCGCCATCACCACGCCAAGCCTCGCAGGGTCGGTCGCCGTTCCCTCGCTGCGGGGACAAGTCAGCTCGCCAAGCCTCGCAGGGTCGGTCACTCGGCCCGGTCTGCGGGGCGCCATCACTACCCCGGCAGTCGTCGGGACCTCGGAGGCTTAGATGTCATCTCCCACCATCATCGAGGGCACGGTCATGCACGTCACGACCAGCACGCCCTTCACCACGACCGCTGGCGCAGCGGCAGACCCGACGACCGTGCATCTGGCGTGGAGCATCGCCGGGGGAGAGGTCACCGAACTCACCTACTCGGGCGGATCGAGTGGCACCAACACGATCATCAAGGCGGCGACCGGGAACTACTACGCCGACATCATCACCGAGGGGCTGCCGGGACTCTGGACGCTCTCATGGACCGGGATCTCCACGAACGGCTCGGTCTCGGTGGTCTACGAGTGGGAGCAGCTCGTGACGCCTCGTGCGGTGCCGATCACGCTCTGACGCTCAGCCCTCATCACGCTCGACGACCTGCCCCCTGTCCTCTGGGATGGGGGGCATCGTCGCGTCCAGGCGCATCTTCGAGACCATCTGCCTCGCCCGGTCCTCGTCGGCGTGGCTGTAGACGTTCAGCATCACCTCAGTCGAGTGCCCGTGCTGGCGAGCCACCGTGTCCACGTCGGCACCCGTGCCCACGCCCATCGTGACGGAGAAGTGCCGCAGGTCGTGGAAGCGGAACCCGTGAACGCCTGCGGCCTTGGCGTGGCGGGAGAAGAACGCCGTGACGGTCTTGGGCCGAGGCGGGGTCGCTCCACCGTCAATGCCGAACACATAGCCGTCAGGGTGGACCGCTCCATAGATGTCGATTTGGCGGCGGTAGTGGGCGTCGAGGAACTCCAACGCCTGATCCACGAGGACGGTGCGAGCCTTGCCGGTCTTGGTGGCGGTGATCTTGTGCCCATCGTCGGTGGGGATGTAGGCCCGCTCGATGGTGATGCGCTTGCCCTGCCAGTCGATGTCGGACCAGCGCAGCCCGCACGCCTCGCCTCGACGGAGGCCGGTGAGCGCCACGACGGCGATCATGGCAGCCCAGTCGGGATCGTCGGCCTCGGCAGAGCGCAGGATGGCGGCGACCTGCGGCTGGGTGAGCACACCTCGCTCGGTGGTAGCTCGCTGCGGGACCTTGGCATTGGTGGCCGGGTTCGTCGGCATCCAGCCCCAGACCACGAACTGCGAGAACGCAGCCTTGATGATGGCGAGGATGTTGGACACGGTGGCCGGTGCCAGCGACTCGCTCATGGTCATCACGGCCTTGTCGACGGAGTAGGTGTCCACCTTGTTCAGCGCAAGGTTCCCGAGCAGGGGCGTGATCCACTTGGAGTTGATGAGGCGGTACTTGTCGAGCGTGGTCTGCGAGCGCCCGAGCGCCTGGGCGTGCTCGATCCAGTCGAGCATGGCGACCTTCAGCGGCGTGTCCTTGCCCCGGCTGCGCTTCTCGGCCACGTCTGCGAGCAGCAGGTTCAGAGCTGCTCGGGCGTCGGACTTGGTGCCCCGCACGTTCTTCGAGGCGAACCGTGGCGAGCCGGTCACGGGGTCCCGCCCGATGTACGCCCGGACCCGGTAACGGCCCTTCTCGACCTCCGTGATGTTCCCGGTTCCGTGCGCTCTCGCCATCTCCAAACACTACCAAATGTTGCCCAAATGTTGCCCCCACGTTCCCCACACCCTTACGGTGTATGGGGTGAGCCGGTGAGTCGACCTGTAGGCGGGGTTCTGCAAGGGGGGTGACAGGGGGTGCCGGTGAGTGACCACTAGTGCCCTGACCTGCGGTTATGCGGTCAAGGCTATGGGGCGTCTAGAGCAGAATCGGTCGAAATGTTGCCCCGAATGTTGCCCCGCTCATCGTTGCGAATGTAAGCCGTCAGGCGTACCCTGTGGAGATGAACCAGGCCAGCATTCCAGAGTTGCTGCTCCTGCTCGTGCTCTATTTCCTGCCGACGATCATCACGGCGGCGAAGCGTCGAGACGACTGGCCGACGCCTGTGCTCGTGAACGTGTTCCTCTCGTGGACGATCGTCGGATGGTTCGCAGCTCTCTATCTATCCCTCCGACCGTCCGAGTACGAACGCCACATGGCTATCGCTGCTGCCGTAGCTGATGGCGTGGCGATGGCGTCGACGAGGACGGAGCCGGGATGGTACGACGATCCTGATGCGCCGGGTCAGGGGCGCTGGTGGGATGGATCGGCATGGGCCGATGCTCGACTTGACGAGTACGGTCAGCCCTTGCCGCCAACGTGACGGGCTGATCCCTCGGCCACGTCCAGTCCGTAGTCGGCCATTGGCCCGTTCGCCCAGAGCCAGACGGTCTGCGCTCGCTGGCCCGCCATGTCGGTGACGAACGAGACCGTCGAGTTGGCGATGATGAGCTGGTGGTAGCCCGCGACGTGGCCGACCGACGTGGAACCTCGCACACGTCTGGGGGTGGTCATGCGAACACCCGTTCGGTATCGTCCAACCCATGAGTGAGTTGACCGACGAGATCGAGTGGTGCCGGTCGAAAGCACAAGAACTGCGGGCCAAGGCCGACGAGCTTGATGCGATGGCGGATCACTGGGTCGAGGTCACCACTGCTGGCGCTCCCACTTCACCCGCTCCGTCCTGATGATGAACGCACCGAGCTGATCGAGGCTGATGTCGAGGAACTTGCACAGCCCCTCGTAGGAGTCGGGCTTGGGGAACGTGCCCTTCAGCCAGCGGCTGACGTTGACCTGCGAAGTCCCGATGGCGTCGGCGGCCTCCGTCTGATTTAGGCCGCGTTCGTTCATCACCGTCCTGAGCAAGCGGGGCAGGGTGACCTTCTCCACGCATCCAGTATGCGTCCCTTTCATAGAATTCTCTGCATTTATTCTTGACGTGACTATTCATAGGGTGTTTACTTAGGAACATGGCAGACACGATGAGGCACAGCGGGGCACCGATTCCCCGAGCCCTGACAGTGACCGAGGCGGCAGAAGCCACCGGCAATTCCGTGTCCGTTCGCACCCTCTACCGGGAGATCAAGGACGGACAGATCCGGGTCAGGAAGATCCGGGGCACCACTCGCATCCTCGACGAGGAGCTGGCCCGCTGGCTCCGTGACTACGAGGCAAACACTGACGGCGGCGGTTCCTCATCCTCCCGCTCCGTCAAGACCCCAGCAGCCAGCCCCGACTCCTCCTCGGGGCGTGGCGCTGGGGAGGTCGCAAGTAGCGAAACGTCGACGGACCCCATCCCACAGCCGATCAAAGCGGAGATGGCGTCTCGTCGGATCTCGATTCGCCAGCTGAGCGACTCGGTCGGTTGCAATCCAAACACCCTTGGTCGGGTCATCAACGGGCACTCGACCCCGTGGCCCGCCCTTCGCCAGCGATGCGCCGAGGCCCTCGGTGTGGACGAGTCCAACTTGTTCCGGGTCGTAGACCGATGACGCACCCCGATCAGGACTGGCGCTGTGAGGTCGCAAGTAGCGAAACAGGGAGGGCAAACCCATGAATGAGAACCAGATGGACACGGTGGCTCGCGCCGTCGTGTGGGGAGCGATCACGAGCGGCGGTGCAGCAGCAGCAGCCTCGATGGTTGACAGCGTGAAGGGCCTGCCGTTCGTGGCGTGGACCTTTGGCTTCGCACTGTTCGGTGCGCTCGTCGGACTCGTCGCAGGCGGCACCGTCGCCTACCTCGACCGGCGTGACGAGATCCGAGCTGATGCGACGACTCGCCACATGGCCCGCATGTTCGAGCACCAGGACGACGTGAAGCGGAGGGCGGCATGAGCCAGTCACTCAGCACCGATGCCATCGCTCGCTACCTGAAGAAGCAGCAGAAGTCGGGCGTCATCGACGACTACGACGAGGGCGACAACGAGCACTCCGACGACGACATGATCGCCGTTCGGGTCTGGTTGAAGCGTGATCGGTTCGTGGCCTGATGGCGTGGGCACGAGTCGACGAGCGCCGAGATGGCGCCTACGACCTGCGGGCCGAGGCTCCGGGCGTCTCCATCACCAAGGCCATCGTGTTCTACGACCGGCACGCTGCGCTCTCGATGGCCGAGAAGATCGTGGGCTACGACACCGAGTTCGAGCTGGTGGCTGGTGCCTACGGGCGCCAAGCGTGGTTCGGGGAGGTGGCGGCATGACGAGTCCCATCGACCGCTACGAGGTCACCGACCACGAGGGCGAGAAGGTGCTGGCGGTCAACCCGCTGGAGATGGCCGACCTGCTTGCCGTCGTAGCTGCTGCCGAGCGGTGCATGGACTGGTGGCAGAGCGACGGCGACCACCACGGCGAGTTCGTCGACCTCGGCGAAGCCCTGAGCGATTGGGGCGGCTGGGATGCTTGACCTGTTCACCTCCGCCCAGGAGGCCCGTGACGAGGCGGTCGCACGAGTCGGTGCCAACGCTCCGACCGACTGGAAGCGCCACGCAGCCGAGGCGGTCATTCACTGCGCTCGCATGGCCCCGGTGTTCACCGCTGATGAGGTCTGGGAGCGACTGGAGATCCTCGGCCAAGCGGAGGGGGCGAACCCCAAGGCGCTCGGCAACGTCATGTCCTCGCTCGCCAAGGAAGGCGTCATCGCCTCAACCGGCAACTACCGCAAGTCGACGCTGCCCCGGCGTCACCAACGTCCAGTAGCCGAATGGAGGCTGTCATGACCGAGCCGATCGCTGTGCTCAGGCACGAGACCTCGAACATCAAGGTCCTCGGGATGCTCACGGAGGGCGTGGCAGATGCGCTGCTCGCCACCGTGACCATCTCGACGCCCACTCGCAAGCTCTACGAGCTGAACACCCTCGTCGACGACGGGGCGACGGAGCTGGCGGGGATGTTCCACGAGGCGTGCGGCTTCGCCACGGGCATCGAGGGCGAGATCCACGACGCAGAGGCACGAGTGCTCAACGACATCGAGCAGTTCGTCAATCGGAGCGAGGGCCGGGTGGTTGACGCACCCGACTCTCGCTCGGAGTGACGGCCACGACAGGCCAGCAACTCCGACCAGCGCATCAAGGCGCTGGCCCTAAGGGGAGGGCATTCCCCACAAAGGAAGTATACGAGATGACACTGACCACGGATAGACGGTCACACTCCACCGAGGGGCTCGACTTCCCCGATGTGGTGGCAGACACGCTCGGCATGAGCCGACGTGAATGGCTCGACCTGCGGGGCGAGGGCCTTGGCGGATCGGACGCCGCATGGGTGCTCGGCAAGAGCCCCTACAAGTCCACCTATGCCGGGTGGGCCGAGAAGGCAGGGCTGGTCGATGAGCCTGACCTGAGCGACAACGAGGCGATCGAGTGGGGCAACGTGCTCGAACCAGTCGTGGCCGAGCGGTTCGCCTCGCTCTACGGCTTTGAGATCATCGACCTGCCGCTGATGCTGGCGCACCCGACGCACAAGCACATGCTCGCCAACGTCGACCGCTTCATCGTCGAGGACGGTCGCATCACCGGGCTGCTCGAAGTCAAGACCGCAGGGCTTCGCCAGAGCGTCTACTGGGAGGGCGACAACGTGCCCGTCCACTATGCGCTCCAGGTGCAGCACTACCTCGCCGTCACCGGCCTCGACTACGGCTACCTCGTCGTCTTGATCGGTGGGCAGCAGATGAAGGCGTACCGGATTGACCGGGACGAGGCCACCATCGCCGAGCTGATCGAGGCCGAGGCAGACATGTGGGACCGGGTGCTCAGCTGCGACGCCCCCGACGTGGACGGCTCTGACTCGACGATCGACACGCTGAAGAACCGCTGGACGCCCGAGCCAGGCACGGTGGCCGAACTCAACGGGGCCGACGTGCTCCCAATCATCGCCGCACTCGCTGAGGCCAAGGAGGCCAAGGACGTGATCGAGTCGGTGGTCAAGGGACTCCAGGCGCAGCTCATGGCGGCGCTCGGCAGCCACGAGGTCGGACAGGTCGACGGCACCACCGTCGTGACGTGGAAGGCACAGACCCGCACCACGCTCGACACCAAGGCCATCAAGGCCGAGCACCCCGAGATCGCCGAGGCGTACACCAAGACCTCGACGACCCGGACCCTGCTGCCCAAGTACGACAAGGCGGTGTCGGCATGAACACCTCACCCGATAACGGATACTTCGACGCTCGCGATCGGGCGTTTGATGCGAACTCGTCCATCACCACAAACGGATGGGCCCACAAGGTCATCGGCGTTGGCATGAAGAACGGCGAGTGCCCTGTGGGTTCGGTAGAGGTCGACGACGGCGAGCGCCTCACGCTTCAGTTGTTCAGCTTCGTCGAGGGGCGATTCATGCGGGCCTATCGGATCATCGAATGGGCCGAGGTTCACACCGTCCACGTTGCGTGGGCGGAGCATCGACAGGTCGATGGCGAGTGGATCTGCTGGATCGACACGCCCACTCTCGGTGTGTTCCAGGACGCATGGAAGGTCAAGAACATCGACCTGAGGAAGGTGAACGCATGAACACCTCACCCGACATCGGCGAACTCGCCAAGGCGCTCTCGGCATTCCAGGGCACCGTGCAGACGGTCAAGAAGGACTCAGCGAACCCGCACTTCAAGAGCCGGTTCGCCTCGCTGGAGTCGGCCATCACCACCGCTGCCCCGCACCTTGCGGCGCACGGGCTGGCGGTCTCTCAGACCGTCTCATGGGACGGCTCGACCGACCTGCTCGTGACCATGCTGACGCACACGAGCGGCCAGTGGATCGTCGACGGCCAGCGGCTCTCGCTCGCCAAGGACGACCCGCAAGGTATGGCATCGGCGACGACCTACGCACGGCGCATCAACTACCTCGCCATCTTGGGGCTCGCACCCTCGGACGACGACGACGGCAACGCAGCCACGGCGGCGGTCGCCAAGCGCACGACCAAGGCCACGCCGGTCGCACGGCCCAAGCCGGAGGTCGAGCAGCGTCCGGTCGTCTCGGTCGACGAGCTGCGCTCAGCGGCCAAGGCAGCGGGTTACGCCACCGCCGAGGCCCTGTTCGTGGACATCCACAAGGTCACGGGCGAGGCCATCTCGTCCCTCGACGAACTCAGCTTCGAGGGCTGCGAGCAGTTCCTCACTCACCTCAGCAAGACCCCGGCCTAGCCGGTCCATCAACCAAGGAGCACAGACATGGCAATCGACAACACCGTCACCATCGCAGGCAACCTCACCCGAGACCCCGAGATCAAGTTCCTCTCGTCGGGCTCAGCGGTCGCCGAACTCTCGGTGGCAGTCAACCGCAAGGACAAGCAGGGCGAGGATCACACCTCGTACATCGACGTGAAGGCGTGGCAGTCGCTCGCCGAGAACGTGGTCGAGTCGCTCACCAAGGGCGCTCGGGTCACGGTCACGGGGCGGCTGGAGCAGGAGACGTGGCAGGACAAGGAGGGCAACAACCGCTCCAAGATCGTCGTCGTCGCCGACGAGATCAGCCCGTCGCTGCGCTGGGCCACCGCATCAGTCGCCAAGTCGGGAGCGGGCCGCAAGGACGCCGCCCCCGTCGCCAGCTCGTCGGAGCCCTTCTGATGGGGCAGGGACGAACGGCCAAGATCCGCACGGCGGACGACACATGGATGGACCGGGCCTACTGCCGCATCAACGGTGTGTCTTCGGAGCACTTCTTCGCCGACGATGGCAAGCCCTACAGCGCCGTCGGGCGTCGGGCGTGCTCGAAGTGCGACGTACGACTGGAGTGCCTGGAGTACGGCAAGGCGATGAACGCCTGCGGCCTCTGGGGCGGTCGGTCGTTGCGCTACGGACGACTGCGGCGGGAGGAGTTCGACCAGGACTTCGCCTGCAAGACCTGCGGCACCGGGTTCATCCCCTACGGCAAGGCGAGCACCTACTGCTCGAAGGTCTGCCAAAGGAAGGCCAGCCAGATGCGAGGGGTCGCATGAGCGCCCAGCACGTCGAGGACCTCGTGACCAATCGGGCGCTGCTCGATCAGGTCACAGAGCTAGAGGCCCGCATCGAGCGGCTGATGGAAGAGGCCCACGAGAAGGCTGCGTGGGTCGAGCACATGTTCCGACGAGAGATGGCGAGGTGACGGTGAACTACGCAGACTTCCTCGCCACTAAGGCTGCTCGGCATCAATCGGACGGGATCATCGTCGACCCCGACATGATCCACTCATCGCTCCACGACTGGCAGCGGCGCATCGTCGTCGACACGCTCGGTCGTGGTCGTGGTGCCGTGTTCGCTGACACCGGCATGGGCAAGACCCGGATGCAGGTCGAGTGGTCTCGGCTCATCGGGAACCGCTCGCTCATCTTGGCCCCGCTCTCGGTTGCACGTCAGACCGTTCGGGAATCACACAAGATTGACGCCGAGGTGCGCTACGTCCGTAGCCCTGCCGAGGTGACCGATGGAGTGTCGATCACGAACTACGAGATGGCCGACAAGTTCGACCCCAGCATGTTCGACTCGATCTGCCTCGATGAGTCGTCGATCCTCAAGTGCTTCACAGGGACAACTCGCAACGCACTCATCAAGCAATGGCGAGAGACCGAGTACCGCTCGTCATGGAGTGCCACGCCAGCGCCGAATGACGTAACTGAGCTGTGCAATCAGGCAGAGTTCCTGGGCGTTATGCCTCGCAACGAGATGCTCGCTGCGTACTTCGTTCACGACCAGGACGGCTGGCGCATGAAGGGCCACGCCACCGATCCAATGTTCAAGTGGATGGCGTCATGGGCAATCGCAGCACGTCGTCCGAGCGACGTTGGCGGCGATGACACGCTCTACGAGCTGCCCAAGTTGACCGTCGAGTCGGTCGTCGTTGACGTGCCGCTCAGCCAGGACGGGCAACTGTTCGCCACCGATCTAGGTGGCGTCGGTGGCCGGGCCCAGATCCGCCGATCAACCCTCGACGCTCGGGTGGAGGCGTCCGCCGAACTGGCATCGAGGCCGGGTCAGTGGATCGTGTGGTGCGGTCTCAACGATGAGGCCGAGGGTGTCACCCGCATCGTCGACGGGGCAGTGAACGTCTCGGGAACGATGACGCCAGACGAGAAGGCCGACATCTTCGAGGCGTTTCAAGACGGCGAGGTCAGGGTGCTTGTGACCAAGCCATCCATCGCCGGGTTCGGCATGAACTTTCAGAACTGCCATCAGATGATCTTCGTCGGGCTGTCTGACTCGTGGGAGTCGTATTACCAAGCCGTGCGGCGGTGCTGGCGGTTCGGGCAGGAATCGCCCGTTGACGCCTACGTCGTCGTCTCCGAGCTCGAACAGCAGATCGTCGAGAACATTATCCGCAAAGAACAGACCGTCGCCGAGTGGGTCGATCGACTCGTCCGGCACATGAACGAAGAGAGGACAGCAGCATGACCACCATCCAAGAGGTGCAGCCCTACGTCACCGACACGAGGAAGGGGGAGATGTGGACGGCCATGCTCGGCGACTCATGCGAGCGGCTGGCCGAGATCCCCGACGAGTCGGTCGATCACATCGTCTACTCGCCGCCGTTCGCCTCGCTGTTCACTTACAGCCCGAGCGACCGGGATCTCGGCAACTGCCGGGATCGTGATGAGTTCCAGGTTCACTACCGATTCATCATTGACGAGCTGCTGAGGGTACTCAAGCCAGGGCGACTCGCTGTGGTCCATTGCCAGCAGCTCGCGACTCAGAAGGGCAGGGATGGTGCGATCGGCCTGCACGACTTTCGAGGGGACCTGATCCGGGCGCACGTTGAGGCCGGGTTCATCTTCCACGGCGAGGTGACGATCGACAAGGACCCGCAGGCCCAGGCGATCCGCACCAAAGCGACCTCGCTTATGTTCGTCACGCTGAACCGTGACTCGTCGATGAGTCGACCGGCACTCGCTGACTATCTGCTGATGTTCCGCAAGCACGGCGACAACGAAGTGCCGATCAAGCCTGAGTGCGACAACGAGACGTGGATCGAGTGGGCGTCTCCGTGCTGGTACGGCATCCGTGAGACGAACACGCTGAACACCGCCGTGGCCCGAGATGACGCCGACGAGCGCCACATCTGCCCATTGCAGCTCGACCTGATCGAGCGGTGCATCCGACTGTGGAGCAACCGGGGCGAGACGGTGCTGACGCCATTCATGGGCATCGGCTCCGAGGTCTACTCGGCGGTCAAGCTCGGACGGCGGGGGATCGGATGCGAACTGAAGCCGTCGTACTGGGCGACCGCTTGCGACAATCTCGAACGGCTCGACGCAGAGATGAGCCTGCCGTCACTGTTTGAGGACGAGTAGTCGGTGGCGCGCATTCGCACCGTCAAGCCTGACCTTTTCTCGTCATTCTCGCTCGCGCGAGCATCGATTCCGGCGCGACTGCTGTTTGTCGGCCTGTTTACAGAGGCGGACGACGATGGACGACTCATCGACTCGCCCAAGTACATCGCTGGCGCGATCTTCCCGCACGATGAGAAGGTCACCGAGCGTCACGTCGCCGGGTGGCTCGATGAACTTGCAAGCGAGGGATGCGTCGTGCGCTACTCCGCAGGTCATGGGCAGTATTTGGTCATTCCTGAGTTTCTGACCCATCAGAGAATCTCGCATCCCACTCCGTCGAAACTCCCACCTCCTCCGGAAACTTTCCAGAGGTTCTCCGGAAATATCCCGGAGACTTCCGGAGAGCCTCCGGAAACTTTCCGCCCTGAAAGGGAAAGGGAAAGGGAAGAGGAACAGGGAGGCGCTGCGCGCGACATCGTGCGTGAATCGTTCGAGCGGTTCTGGGCGGAGTATCCAACTCGACACGGCAGGAAGCTTGGCAAGGCCAAGGCCGAGTCCCAGTGGAAGCGACTCAAACCCGCTGATCGAGACCTCGCATTGGTCGCCGTCTCCAACTACTCGACCATGTGCGCCCAGGGCACCTACGCCAAGGATGCCGAGCGGTGGCTGCGTGATCGATGCTTCGAGGAATGGCTGGAGCCGGTTGCCCCCATCAAAGACCTTGCCTCGTCGACCACGCCAGCGAAGCCAAAGCCAGAACCATGCCCCGAATGTGTTGACGGATGGGTCGATGACCCAAATGAATCGAACTCAGTGTTCCGCTGCGATGTCTGTGGCGGGACCGGACGAAAGGATGCAGCGTGACCGACATGACCGACCGCCAGCGCAAGCGGGCGACCTATCACGTCAAGCAGATCGAGCACGTCGCCACGGTCCTCGACACCGGGCCGAGCGTGTCCGGTCGTCGGATGCCGTGGTTCCAGGTGTTCTCCGAATGCGTGCGTCGAGGCTCGATCAGCGCAGGCCCTGACGGGTTCGCCGCTGGTGGCGGGGGAGCCGGTGCCAAGAACTCGATCAGCGACCCCACCGGGAACATGGCGATGGCCCGCATGGACCGACCGGCCAGCGACCCGGTGGGCGATGCGATCCGTCGAGTGTGGTCCCGGCTCAACGAGATCGAGCGACTCACGAACGAGCTGACCGGCGATGTCGCCTTCGTCCTCACCGTTGACGAAGGCATCCGTGGCCGGG